GGGGAAATATGGCAAATTTGCTTAATTCCAAACTTAATTTTTCTTCAACAAATATGTTTAAACATGCAAAAAAGGTACTCTTAGACCTTGAGTCGGGAGTACCAAGAGAAAGAAAATTAATGAAAGGAGGTGACAAACTGATAATAGACGCGTCTAAGAGCCCAGTCACGATTGGGCTGGCGCGTCAAATGCTTAAAAACAAGAAAAGAAAGGGAGGAATATTAACTAGTAAGGTTCCTGTCTTCAAGCCTTCCGAGAGGAAGGAGATACTGAAAGCAGTAACCGATATGAACATCATTACGGTCGATGGTTGCAAAGTTATACCTCTCACCCCGTCAATAGGTATGGGTGAGTTCTTATCAATCACGTATGATGGATTAGCATGGGATTGTGCAAACGCTTTCGGACTAAACCTATTTATGCTTGGGGTGTTACAGGGTGGACGCGTGCTGGGCCCCAAGGGGATCAAGGCAGAGTCCTTTAAATCTTCATACCGGGCATTCACGGAGAAACTGATGACTCTAGACAAGGAAGAGTTTAGTAGTAAGAACGATGCTATCAAAATAAGCTCAATGCTAAAAAGGGAACTCAACTTAAGACTCGACCACAGAGGAATCAGCGAAGTAGCAGAATATCTAGGCTTCGACTTCATGTGTCCTGATCCCGAATCATATGGATCTATGATACCAGAAAATTGCACTCATGACTTCACGGAGGCTTTCCTAATACATACTTGTCAGTTTTCACAGCCAGGCGATTTTTCACGCCTTATAGGTGAAGCAATATACACTGAGTACATACCCGTAGAAAAACGCAATAAGAATGGAAACCTAAGGAATGACTGTTTTGTTTGCCCTGCTTGTGGAACTCTAAACTCAAAGTGTGATCCGGAAGTTTTTACTTGCGGGAAATGTTTAAGCGTAAACGTAGAAATTTCAATAGACATAACTGAACTCTCACGGTATGACGAAAGCTTGTACCCTATAAGCGCATACGACCATGACCTTACGATTAATGGGCCGTTGGCAAACTTAACCATACAGAATTACTTGGATGGCGGGCTATTAAAGTTGAGCAAACTATCTAGCGAACTCATTAACCAGGATGTCCTTAGATTTGTTAAGGCCCGGTCAAGGCTTCAGGTGAAAAACCAACATGTATGCTCCAGCTTAACTGATGAGGAAGTTTTTAGCTTGAGATACCACTTCAAGAATCTGGAGATTATAAAGCGTAAAACTTGGAATGACACTTACGGCATGCTTGGGAGTGAAAGTCATTGTTTGCTAGCCAGCCTACTCACCAAAAGGTCCAGGATAGGAGTGGTCAAGGGATTCAACCCTTCGTTTGTTAATAGTCAGAAACATGAATTGATATTTGGAAGACCCACCCATTTGCTGAACTGGTCAGAAACTGGACTTCCGGATATTTTAGGAGCACAGGTGTTTAATTACAACTCAATACCTGAGGTTGGACACCTGATCAGGGCTGCAACCAAAGATGAAATTTTCGTCATAGTGCCGAACATTCTGGATCAGTATAATGGATTTGGGAGTTCAAACGCATTTGAAGTGAGCACTGAAAGAGGTATCACGACGATACTATTCAACGGGAGTAATAAAGTGATAGTACGGCCCATCAAAGATTACATGACCCTACTGTGCAACGACTACATTAAAGTGGGCGATAAGGTTTTCTCCGTCGACAGACTGGATAAAGCGAGCACGTGCACATTGGTGAGAATCAAAAGGGTCACTAGAATAGAAAAAATGGATGTTGCAGTGGGCTCCAAGAGTGTAGAATCGAACAATTTCAAATGCGTCACACTGAATTTGCCTGATTGGCAACAGAACGTCAAAGGATTGCAGTTCGGCCCGCTACTTAAAAGAAGAATAAGGTTCAATGTTAAATTCCTGAGGCACCTGGTTTCCAGGTGCGAAGCCTGGCCGGTTAGCTTCCACGGATTGAGGGAGTACGCCATTATTTCTAGCTTTTCAAGAATTGAAAGAGATGACAAAGTAAACTTACTATTTTCCGTTCCATTTGAGGATATCCCGGACCATGTTTTCTGTGCTTACAACTTGTACTTGCGGAAACAGCTAAGCACCCAGGTTGCATCCTTGTTAACCAACGAGCGCACCATGGGACTGGAGCATATAGTCCAAGCTCTCGCAGGAGGGATAGGTAACGTCTTAATAAATCTTGTTGATAGCCAAGTACTCGATACTAACTACGCTAAATGTCTTATTAACGATAACGAAACAGTGAACTGGCTTCTAAGTTCGCAATGGGCAGTCGTTGAGGAATCTATTAAGGAGTGGGAAGTTGGGAAAATCCAAGTTGTGGAGCTGGATAATACCGAGATAGGGCTAGAGTACATGGTTCCCGATGCTTGCGAACATGGATCTGAAATGAATCCAATAGGCCACGGTTGTCCGTGCTGTGGACAACCTACGGATTTGGCTGGACGCTATTGCTCAAAATGTTCTGTTGACTCCCCTTGCGAACATAAATGCCTCCATCAATGCAGGTCGAAAAGGGATCATTTTTGCAGTGGGATCCTCATAAACGGATCAGTGAGCGAAGGTACTAAAATGCCATGCGGGCATAAAGCAGTAACATGTAATTGTTGTAGAGTTATTTCTTGCTATCCCACTTGTCAAAATTGCTTTAACTGGGCTGACTACGATAATGAAATGGATAACCTGGTTAAGGTCCAAATTAAAGTCCAAGAAGGAGAGGCACCTGGAATGGCTGTCAATAGGATAATCAGCCAGGCTAGGTCGGAGGACGTCTCCGGCTACCAAGATGGAGAAGAAAACGGAGATGAGAAAAAGGTTGCCGACAGTAATTTGGATGGTAAGGCCTTTCCTGTTCTCAAAAGCAATAGGAGGAAAGGTAGGAAAAATAGGGATGACTACAAACAGAAGGTATTCAAGCCGCGGTTAGTCACAGCGGAAGCTAGAAATAACGATGAAAAGGAAAAAAAAAATAAAGGTGACTTGATCCCAGAACAAAAACCAGACGAAGGAAAAACGACTGACTGCAGGGCCGAAGTTGAATTGGCAAGTCAAGCAACTGATGAGGCCAATATCAAATTGTTAGAAATGAAAGTCTTCAATCAAATTTCCGCGTCATCAAGCAGCCAGGCTGCAAGTGAATCATCGCAGTCAGATGAGGACGAGAAAAGTGAGGAGGAGGCGAATGAAGAAGAGAACATTGCCGAAAAATTTAAACTCATGATAATGATCGACAAGCTCAGATCGGCTACTGACGACAGTTATACTGAGTTAATACTGAATTCAGGCAAAGCTCCCAGACTAGAAGTTAGAGCAGCCACGTCAACCCTTAGCTACATTCACCAAGGTGAGGTTGCTGTGAATCTTACCAACATAAGGGCCGTGAATGGCATTAATGCAGACTACGAAGGGGGTTATTGCTTGAGGGATTCGTTCGCTTATTACAATGCTGAAATCAATGAAGTTAGCTGGAGAGATGCTTGCGATGATCTAAACCTACCAGCAACTTGGTGCTTGTACACTGAAATATCCAAGTACGCCCAGTACTTCTCAATGAATGTGTTGGTGGTACATCAAGCCCGTGATGAGCTACTCAGCGCGAACATGTGGATTTCAGACCCTAATCAAGACGTCAATTTCATAAGATACATAACTGAGATGCCGACAGAAGAGACGTACGAGCTGAATGGACATTACCAACCCTGCGAATTAACAATGTCAGGTTGTGTTTCGTGCGTCCCCTGCTACACTATCGATGTAACCAGGGACGACGTGGACATGATATATGCCAACGTTACAGGGAGAGGCGATATAAATAAATTCATGGACCTGACTTTAGAACAGAGAGTTGCGATTGGGTTGGCAATAAATGAAAACAAAGGAGTTGGCCTCTTTAAAGTTGGATTCCCAAACATAGAATACGAAACAAAACCGAGGGGATTCTTCTTGTGCAACAATGCAAACAAGGAGAATAATCCACGTGGTGGTAAACTGGCCATATTCATACCTGATGTTAATGTGGGTCCTAGTTTTCACATTCCTAACCTGCAGACGGAATTCGAGCTAACCGAGTGGGTTCTCAAGAATCAGTTAGATTCAGAGTATCTTTCTGATGAATTAGGAATCGCGAAAGACAGGATTAATATGGCCGTTGGACAGTATTTGCAATTAAAATTGCAGGTGGAGAGTCTTGCTTCTGGAGATAAGAAATTTGTCCAGCAAATAGCCAATAGAATTAAAAATATTAAGTTCCACAAAAGGAAAAATTATTGGTTCGTTATAACCAACCCTCAGCTAGAAAAATTAAAAACCGGGGACGTAGTTCTGATAAGACAAGGACCTTCCTATTATTGTTGCCAAGTATTGCGACACTTAAGGAAGTTGATCTTCCCGGTGATTGATGATAGTGGGTTTAATTTCCAAAGCGAAATGGTAACTTTCAAGACGAGCTACGCATCCCTTTTGATAGAATTGGACTCCGCAGCAAAACCAGGCATGCCCATGCACAGACTAAAACAAATAATGGCTGACAGTGTAGCCATATCAGGTTATCCAGGGACTGGGAAGACCCGAAGATTAATACAGATGAGTCAGTTAGAGCCCGGAGTCATAATAGGAGTGACTAGAGGTAGCCAAAACTCATTAAGGGCCGAGGCCATGGGAGCCAAAGTGAGGATAATATCCGCAGAAAGGGCTTTAACTGAGAGGGCCAACTCATCTTGTGTGTACATAGATGAAGGAACGCTTCTCACAGTGCAGAGGATACTTAGTATGCTTGGCCCGAATGTCAAAAAACTTGTCGTGTCCGGAGATCCTTCTCAAATACCAGCTAAGGAATATTCTCCTATTTGTGCCTATGAACCTACCAACCTTTTAGAATTTGCCAGAAACAATGGAGCTGAGGTCGTGTCTCTGCTGGAGACCTGGCGGTTCGGGCCTAGGGTCTGTGGAATTCTCAATGAGGCATTCGGCACGGACCTTAAATCGGTCAAACCAAATGATACTCCCTTCCATCTGGAACACAGTGATGGACTCAATAAAAAAGAATTAAATTCTATAATCGAGAAGAGGAGAATTGATACAGTATTGGTGTTCACCACAGCCGTCGAAAGACAGGTGAACGCCTTGCTGGGCCCGGAGAATAGAGTAAGAGTGGCACGGGTCCATAGCTCGCAAGGTGATAGCAGAGATAGGGTTCTAATTGTCCAAGACTATAGGAAGGGACCGGCCCAGAGTTCACTAGAAGTTCAATTTAAAAGGGAGTACATGATAGTTGCTGTGACAAGATGCGTTAAAGAGGTCACACTAATGTGCACTTACGAGACTTGTAAGCACAGAGAATCATCAAACACCAATATAGCTAGGCACCTGAACAGGGAGTTAGAGGTGCAATATTTGGCAAGTGGCGGTGCTTCCGAAACTAGCATACTCAATCAGATTATTGGAGGGCTTTCAGATCAGTTCAACGCCGAGTTAAAATCCTTGGAGCCATCATTCATGAAGGACTGGGCCTCCGTGATAATCGGTTATGTAAACGGGAAAATCAATAATGCTAAATATAGTCACATAGCTGAATTAGTACGAACCAAGAATGTTGGTAAACTGCATGACAACTTGGTTCAGGCAGGGTTTCCGCTAATTACGGAGGTTAGTACAGAGGATGGTAAGATTTACGCAACCATGGACTATGAACAGACTGACTGGAACCCTTTGAAGAAAATGTTCATGATGAATTTCAGTCGGAAACAGGAAATATTAGTCAAGGATAACAAAATCTACCTGGGGGGAATAATGATTTTGTCTAAAGCCAACGAAAATCTGATAGAGGTAGAAGCCGGTGATTTTGATGCCTGGAAATACACTAAGAACGAAGGGTGTCTATTTTACATCAAAAATTTTCATGAAGTAGTTAACGAAGGTGAGTGTCAAACAATAAACATGAATGTAAGGTTGCTGAATCATTCAGCTCAGTTGACCTGGAATGCGGCTAAGGCTCCTTTAGTGATAGATTATGCGGGTAAAAAATATTACGTGAAACCGACAACTGGGTGTTCATTATGCGGTGGTTTGGAAATCCGGACTAAGAAAAATAAGTTAATCGTGTTCGTCAACAACGCGTACAGAACATGGACGAGCCGATCATTACAATATAAGTCAGAAAATAACAAACTGGTTAGATTGCTAATTGGAAAGTGGGATAAGCAATACAATGACGGCCACCTTTGGGAAATCCTGTGCCCACTAATTCCCAATGTTAAACATCATATGTTGCATGCTATGTTGTGGGGAGAAAGAGTCTTAAGCGGCCTAAGAGGACTTTTAAGAGGCAAAACAGTGAACCCTGTAGAAGGACATTTGTTTAGAAATGAATTGGAGTTCAATGAGAGGGTCTTAATACGGTATAAGAACGAAGCCGCCAGAAGAGGAATAACCTTGATCTGGAAAAACGACCCTTCCCTGGCTTATTTTAGGTGTTCATCTTTCCTTTTTAGTGCCAACCAGAAGGGCAAAGAAGGATATGTGTACTTTGAGAAGCATTCTAATCCAGTTTTTGTCAAGGAAGGTTGGGTCAAAAACAACCAATATAAGTTGGTTTTAGAACTATGGAGGAATGAGCTGTACAGATTTCCATACAACCTGGCAAAGATCACGGGCCCTAGCGACATTAAAGTAGAAGGGTATGGAGAGTTGTCGCGAATGCTAGAGCTGGACTTAGAGAAGCATGGGAAATCAAACAGTAAATTGATATCCATGTTAGATGAGGATCTGACCAGACAAGCTAAGGATAGGCTGTTCGCAAATCCAGAAATCCAGATTCCGTGCGACTTCTTAGAAGATGCTAGAGATCTAATGATACATCATAAGTACATACTAGCTCCAGATCTTCAAAGTTTTTGCTGTGGCATTTCCTACTTATTGGACTCAGTTGCAGTTAAGCAGTACTGTGCCAATGTAACTGTCAAAAGTAAAGGGTTCGTGACTAGGTTTCCTAATTTAAGCCTGCGGCTAGATGTTGAGCGATACACCAGGATACTAATCCCGGAAAACCTAGGTTCTCAAAGAATGTACGACAATCTCATTGAAGACTGCTTTGCTAGACTTGAAGTTAAAATAAAGGTACTTCAAGATATGATTCCTGCTGAAAACTCCCGGGAGGCCAAAATGGCAGGCCGGGGGAAAAATGGGAAGGATAGATATTCTGAGCCTAGGGCGATTGCCGGGGTTATACAAAACATGATAAATAGAAGAGATTTGGCAACGCTAGTTGACGGACTAGGAAACTGTACTGAAATAGGTTCTCTGGCCTTTGGAGTTAGTGCGTTGGAACTTAGTTTTGAAGAACTTAGGAAAATAAAAACGAACAACACTAATGACAGTCTTTTGATGATGATTCCAGACTTCAGGAATGAAAATATCAAGGTCAAAACAGCCGTACAGGGGAATAGGCTAGTATTCAAAGGGGAAGTAGTAGACTATGAAATCAATCCGGATTGGTGTGAACTGGTAAGTAGGCTTATCAACGCCAAAAGGTGGGAGACGGTCGAATGCCCTGACGGCCTGGAATGTGTAGGTCAGGAGGATCTTTTCTTAGTGTTCACGGTTTGTGATAAGCCCCAGGACATAGTTAGGAAACTGCCGGTGAACATGAGAAATGATGAGAGCATTTGCTCTGTACCTCAACTCAATTCAATCACTGAGATGAAACGAACCAAATCACTTTTCCGGCTGGCTGAATTCTCATTAGACACCGAATTGCTAGGTAGACTGGTGAGAAGGGCAATGATACCGGGTTGTTCGTTGGAAACACTTCAGACCATAGCCAGGAACAGAATGCATAGTACGACTATTAGCAAACTAGGCAGGAAAAGTAGTAATAAAGACCCGACCACAGATGCGTCTTTGTGCGCTCTGGTGGCCATGAATCTTGCTAACCATCATGACAATCAGATAACCCGGTATATGGAGAAGATAGAGGATTTCTTGCTTGATAACAAGGACTGGAAACGGGCTAACGCTGCCTTGATACACACCATTAAAATGGAAATGAACACGATTCTTGGTAAGGTCCTGAATCTTAGGATTTCGATTAAAGAGTTGAGCGAAGTGGCAGGGAACTGTCTGTACACTGTGCTCACTGATGACAACAACCTGAGAGCTCTTCCGAGACTGACGATTAAAGAACAACCCCACAGGATTATGTATGGACAGTTTTTCCACCATAAACTGGATGTTAAAAACCCAGACGGTTTCAACTTTGGACCAAACATAGCCAATAAGGTACTAACCAACACTGTCAAGGCTGTTCTGAAGATGGCAAACGAAGTTAAAGAAGGATATTGGGTTAAAAAAGAAAATAATACGTTCAGCTCCACCTTGTATGGCAAAATACAAGAAGGAACTGAAGTGAAAGTAGTTTTGCATAGATATGATTTGGCAGGCGGACTCTGGGACGTGCTTTCCAAAAGGTTAGAAATATCTTCAAGAAACAGCATGATAACGCATAGTTCTGTAAGAATCGGGAATCTAGAAGTCAGTTACGGAAACGGAATTAAGGTAACTGAAGTCGGAAAGCAAAGCAATGGATTACAACATTCAGAGATATTAATCGGTACTGTTAGGATAAGTGAGGAGATACTGAGGGACATAGATGAATCCGGAAAAAGAATTTTTGTTCCAAAAAAATACAGTCCAATAGGAATAAACTGCAATCTGTTTAGTCTTTGGCTATTAATTAAGCTCGGATTCCTTTGGAAAATTAGAGTTGATAGACAATCTTCTGAACAGTTAGGGGATGTAGCCTCCCTGGTGCCTGAGTTCGGGTCCAACGTACCACGCATAATACTGGACACGTTCTTAGATAATAATTCGAAGATACTAAAAGATTCAGAGATAGTCAGAAGAATCGAGGACTGCCTGAGATATACGATGGAAACTAGTAGACCCGTGGGGAATTCGGAGTTATTTTGCTTTATAATTACGCAACTGACTATTCTGACGGGGCTAGAAGAAGAAAGGCTATTCAGGAACATTGAAGAGATGAGAGAGAGCATGAAAATGGTGGAGGGTGGAATTGCAGCCTCAACGAGAGCCTCTGTAATTGAGAGGGATGGAAATGAGAGTGACCTGTGTGCAGTCAACGTAGCAGGAGACCCAGTAGAGAACGAAAGAAAATTTAGGGCCTTGGAAATAGCTGACGGGCCCTTCTTCTTGGTTGAGCAAAGCAAAATGAAACAGTTCAATGCCGCATACCAAAACCAGGATGAGGACGAAATTACAGGTTTGACAGTCATCTACCCGGTCATGGAAAAGTTAACGGATATGGCAAAAATGGATGAACAGAAGGATGATGTAAAACACGTCGCCAGGTCAATAATACTGGGATTAATATGCCAGTTGGTTAGCGGCCTGAGTGTGTCAGAATTTGCTGCCGCTCTTGAAGGAATTAACAATGAGAAGATAGCTAGGAAAGTTAAAAGAATTGCTGTGAAAATTACGTGCGGGGACAAACCGGCAACTACAGTGCAAACTGAACCCGCGGACGATGCAGATAAAGACCCTGAAGACGGCGATGGAGATGTCAAAGGAAAGGATTCAGGGAAAATTGGAAAAATGATTGATGAATCCAATAAAGAAAATCCGAACACGGCCATGGATAAGAGTACTGGTGGGCTGGATCAGAACGGAGATGAATCCGAGAAACATAAGGAATGCAGAAAAAGTGAACGGGTTTCACACCAATCAGAAGAAAAGAAGAGTGGTCAACGAATGGCAAATGAAAAGGAAGCCGAGCGGAAGGTTACTTGCCAAGCGCCCCAGGAAACGGCTGAAGATGGGGAAGCACATAAAGGGATGAGTTTTAAACTCGCACGGTACAATGGGTCAGAGACGGTAAGCCAACTAATCAAGGACGTAATAGAATCTAGAGATTTGAACAGAAATGAGTTCACCGTTGAACTGGCGACCAACACTTTAGTTAAATACTTCTTGGAGGCAGGAGTAGACCCAACCATCAACACTATATCTAACTTGACCGAGAGCGCCATACAGGACGTGATGGCATTAGCGGACAAACTGACATCTGATTTTGTTTTTGGGATTGACGATATAAACAGATTGATGGCCAATAAAGTGAGATTCAATATGTACAACTCCAGATCCAAAGTATCAGGGGGTAACAAGTTAAGAGGAATCAAGGTAGGAATTCTAGCGGTGGGGAGCTTTGGTGACACGCTCCCAGTTATAAGAGCCGCTCAGATTCTCAAAAACCAAGGGGCCTGGGTCGCTTTAGTTACACATGCTGACTCGCCAGGATTGGATGGAGCCAACATAGACAAGTTTTATCCAATAAACAAAAGTCAAGAATTCACTACAGGAAACATACATAACGTTGGCCCCACGAGGAAACTGGACCACGCACTAAGTCATAACGAAGAAGCAGTAGCGCCAGTAATAAAAGCCTTAAAGGAACACGAATTTGATGTTTTTTTAAGTACCCCTCTTTGTCCGGCGGCAACTGCCCATTTAGTCAACAAGGGAATACCAACGGCAGACTTCTTTTGTACTTATTGCTGGCAAGTCCCAGAATCCGCGATGGACTTGCCTTTAGGCGAAGGGGTTATGACAGCGGTGAAAGATAAGGTAGTTGACTGGGTTTTTAGCCATGGGTATCCAATAGCAAAGCAAACAGTTGCGGAACTAGTCCTTCAGAATTTCAATCTGGAATCAGCCGATATATCCAACACACCGAGACTTGTGTTGAGTTGGAGCTTCTTGCATTCACAACAAGCGAGGGATGACAATCTCTGTCTTTTCTTGGGTTACACCAGCCCATGTGAAAAATTAAACGCTTTCGAAGTAGCACGTAAGAAACTTAAGATATTGGTAGGATTCGGAAGCATGAGTGTTAATTTGGACATAGCAAATAAAGTAATTGAGATACTCAGAACTATGGATCCGAAACTTTTCCAACTAACACTACACTCCCAATACGAACACAAAACCAGGGCCTTAAGAAGTTCTCTTGTTGCAAACGGCTTCAAGTTCAAAGAACTGACGGGGTATCAGAACACAGGACAAATGGCCGTAAACCACCATGTGATGATCTGCCACGGCGGGATAGGAACTGTTCAGGAGTGTCTCAAAGCCACCTGCATTCCAATTATAGTACCTGTATTTGCTGATCAACCATACGTAGCGAATAACATAAGTGAAAGAAAATTTGGAATTTGGTACAAAGGAGATCCTAGTTCTCTGTTGGCGTCTGTCAAAAAGATATCCGAGTATCAAAAAAGGGTGATAGATTTGAAACTGGATACCAAGACGGTGGAGAATAACCTGGTTGATTCCATTCTGGATCTGTGCGTTGCCACCCCGGACAAAGAAACTGACGCAAAATCCAAGGAAGTTGGGAATTTGGCACACGAAGGAAAAACTGTTCCAATAAACCCATACTTGATAAGGAATGTGCTCGAATTACCTTGCCCCGACCCAACAAACCAACTACCCGGCGAATATGAATGCTCGCTCAAAATCGAAGAAGGGCTCATAGAAAAAATCGGGGAGAGTTATACTGGTGATGACTGTCTAATGGAGGCCATGAAGCAAGGAATAACCAAAACCCAGCAGGCCAGTGGTAGGGCGAGGCTAGTACACAGTTTGAGTTTATTCCACATTACCAGGATTTCGGAGTTAGGTAAATTGTTTGCCATGGCATACTACAACCGGGTCAATCTACAGGTGCTAGGCTTCAAAAATAGGACTACAATATTTGACAGTAGGTGGCCCTTAGTATCGATATTCATAGTTCCAGTGAACAATAAAACAGGCCTCAACAACTTGCATGCATACTTGGTGAACCCAATAATACAGCTAAGCAAGAAAATCAATAGGAAAAATACAAACGAAGACGCCGCCAATAATGAGGATGTCACGAATCTTGGGAAAATAATAGGACTCCCTATTGGCATCAACCCAATGGGGTTGTTGGAAAGTTTAGTCACTGCGAAAAACCTATTAGTAGAATGGGATTGGGCTGCATATGGTAGTTATGAAAACTTTGAATCTAGGCTCCATGGCACGAATATCGATTCGCTTCTAGAGTCAGATACCGGCCTAATAATGCCTGTTGACAAGGCTAATCCAATTCAAAATGGCGTGACTATAGAAACCAGAATCGATTACCAGAGCAAAATCGGGGAGATAGTGTTTCTAGGAACGGAGGAAGGTTTAATACCAACTATGATAACTAACGCCAAGAATGGCAAGGTTTACTTGTACACCGGAAGAGAGACCAAACCTCTAGGGCTGGCATTCAGAGCAAGGTTGATAAGAAGCAAGAAGGAACGAATAAGCAAACGGATGTTACAAGACAATGTGATGGAAGGAAAAGTGTGTAGTCTAAACAAAGAAACTATTAATAAACTTAGAGAAACCAGCCCAGGTTTGAACTTAGAATTAGTGACAGAGGACCTAATTAACTCATGTCCTGAAATCAAAATATTAGCCACCAGCTTTGATACGAGAGGACACCATTCTGAACGCTCAGAAATGGAGAGAGCAATAATCATTAAACACGCCGGCACGCAGAAGCTGAAGACCCTTCCAGTAGACCTGGGCGAGGGACTAGTGCGGGCAATCAAGTATAGTAAAATAGCTTATTTCAATTACCAGAACGGACACACTTGGTTCAACATTGAAACTGCAAGTAAGGACGTAACCATGTTTCTTTCCAAGATTGTCACTAAAATGAGCTCAGAAAAAGGGGGTTTTTTTAATCAAGGAACCAGTTTCAGATTAGACGTAACGAACATGAGAGATGTTGACAGTCTGGTTAGATTGTTTAACAATCATTTCAAACTAGCGGGTCATAAAATAGAATTTTTCAAGGATGAAAACTACTGCAAGGAAGGCATCATGACAGTGAGGAAAGACGACATTGTGAAAAAGACCGTGACCTTTGATAGCTCCGTTTTAGATCAACTAATCTTAGATTGGTTCGAAGGTGAGGAGGAGATCCCAGCCTGCGCCATTCATGATTTGAATGAACATGATTGGATATTGGACACGGTCAAGTATGGAATATGCTTGGACTCTACCAGGACAAAATTGTTAGTGATAACCCCTCTAATCGCACTGAGTAAGATTTTATTAAAAGGAGCTGGTTTCGTCGACGAAGCAAATCCGACTGGTGGGGATGGAAGCAGAGTTAACATAAACGCCAAGGACTTGGTAATGGACCAGCCGTCTGAAGCTGTGATCGGGCCACAGTTCGGCAAGGACAATTTCGGCAGGTTCGACAAGTGGTTGCAAGCAAACAAACATTTGAAGGAAATTGACAATTCAGTTAATAACAAGGCAAAGGTCGAGCTTACAAGGAAGAAGTTTGTATGGGAAGAAATTTATGGTTGTCTGCAAGCAGATGGACAGTTACAAGTGGATGCTGATATTAGCACCAAAAACTACAGGATTGCAGAGGACCTGGACTTCCAGGCAGAAATGGGATTTGCACCGGCAAGGAGGAGCACGAGTGATGTTGGAAACATCGAGGATCATAGAATAATAGACCTATGGGAGGAAGGACTTGACTTGATTGATCACGTAGTTATCCACTGTCCGACTAACGAGCAAAAATACGTAATAAGAGAAGGTAATTACTCGATAATAAACACCGTGAAGACGATTTTTTCGAAATATCCTGTTCAATGTAGACCTATTTTTCATGACGAAACCTACGCCAGTCTTAACTCTCTAACTGGTAGGTTGGGAAGGGGATTGAGTATTAGATCCATGCTAGCCAGACCGAAAACTCATGAGGTGATCGATAAAATAGCACTTTACTTCTTCGACCTACGTTGGAAGGAGCTTACCAACACCTTTCAGTCTAATCCCATAATGTACAATGAAAAAGATTTTCTAGATTGGGTTTCAAAGCACAAAAATCCAGGCAAAGTTATCAAGGAATTAGAGAAAATGTCGGCTGAAGGTATACTGCTGAATCCTTTCAATCAATTTAGAAGTCATGTTAAACTTGAGAGTATTAACAAAAATAATCCCGTAATGGATTTTAGACAGTCGGCTCCGAGAGCCATAGTTTGGCTGCCTTACTTCATGCCAGCGATATTTAGTTACATGTTCAAAATGGCAAGTGACAGGTTCAAATTGTTGCTTAGAAATAACGTTCACTACACCTCGGGCGTCGACGTCATTGATTTGTCGAAAATAGTTAACGAAGTTGATACCGGCTTTTACTTGTTCGACAATGACATTAGCAAGATGGACTCGCAGATTGACGAGGACATGGTACGAGTTGAATGGGAAGTTCTCAGACTCCTGGGAATAGATGCCGAGGTCATGGAGGTTTACAAACTATTAAAGAACAACTGGAGGATTAGCAATAAATTCCTGAGCGTTAGGGGGGATTGGCTTAGACATAGTGGAGAACCAACGACAGCGTTGGGAAATGGAATAATCAATTTAGCCATAACGAGTTTGGTACTTGAAAACACGTGTAGATCCAACATTAAACTATGCCTCTTTGTCGGTGATGACCTAATAATAGCAAATGAAGTGTCTGAAGATTTGCAAATGATTAAAAGGAAAGGTAGAGAATTAGCAAACGCTATATTAAAACCTAATCAAAGCAGGACCAATGGGCCTTTCTGTAGTTTCATAATAGGTGCCAGCGAAACTTCTGACCGACTTTGCGTAGTACCCAACGTCCCGCGATTGGCATATAAGTGGGAAGTACCGAATGGCCAGCATGAGACGACTGAGGATGCAGTCTTCACCAGACAACTAAGCTACTCTTGCATTTTGGGTTCTAACGAATTTAGTAAAAGAGTGGAGAAATTGATAAAAGATAAACTAGGAGGGGAATTGCAAGTTCCTTCTTATTATGACGGCAGTGAAATGATTCAACTAAATTGCAAGTATCACAAATTGGAAGAGATGGAAGTCGTGGAATGCTTGAATACGCTTTATCAGAGAATAGAAAAACCGACCACGAGGCAAGTTACGGCTCTGATAACTAGTGAGAACATAAGAAAGGGCGTCAAATCAATGAGCAGAATCAAGGAGCTAACAGGAGATTCGGACCAATTTGAACACAGGAGACTAATAGACGACTAGCTAATCGATGCACTCCAAATTAAAGTACACCAAGAAATCAACTTTCTCGCCCCCCCCCCCCC